GCTACTTGGAATGATAAAGTTAAGTTCAACTAATGGGAGGACAATATTATAACAGGTATCAGGAGTTTTTAGTTAATGGAGAACAAACAGTTGTCCCATATGTTACTTTGCCTAATAAACCAACGGACAAAGTTCACATTTATAAGGTGAATAGAAGTAGGTTAGATAAAGTTTCGGAGGAGTATTATGGAGCACCATATTTCGGATGGTTAATTTTGCAAGCTAATCCTCAGTTTGGTGGGTTAGAACAAAACATTTTTGATGGTGCGTTTTTGATTATACCATATCCCCTGATTGCTTCACTACAAGACTATAAAGCGGCTTTGGATAATCATTTCTTATATTATGGCAGGTAATAGTGTATTCACAGGACAAGACGGAAACATATATGTAGATTTTGATGTTCAAAATCTTATTGTTGTTGATCCTAATAAACTTGTCGATAAAGACGGAAAAGTTAAAGAAAGAGCGGTTGACCAAGAAAACTTGGTTATGTATGCCAACCTTGAAACTAAATTATTACCAAGAACAAAACTTGCGGTAGGTAGTACAACTCAAGATACAATTTCAACAGTATCGATTGCTGAAATCAATTTCTTGAAACCAGGTGGTCAGAAATATATGACCAACGATTATACCAATGAAATAACAGGAGAAGGAATTTTCAATAAGGGTACAACAAATAAAACATCTGCATCGTTTACGCCATCTACAGGACAAAAACCTGCGGCAAGCGTTGGAACAGGATTACAAGAAAGACAAAATGATACAGGACTTTTAGGTATCACTTCAATCAATGTTAAAGTTGATACATCTTTCGTTCCACAAGTTACAATAGAATTAGAAGATATTCAAGGTAGGGCTTTATTTGAAAAGGGTGATTTATCTCCATACGCAGCTTTTTTTAATTTACCATACCCACCATTTTATTTAACACTGAAAGGATATTATGGACAAGCCATAAGATATCAATTGAATCTAATTTCATTTAATGCCAGGTTCAATACATTTTCAGGAAACTACCAAGTTACGTTACAATTTTATGGGTATAAGTTTAATATCCTTAATGAAATCTCACTTGCAAACATGTTTGCTGTACCACACATGTATCAGTCGACATATAATATTACAAGAAACATTCCAAACTCAAATGATAAAACATCACAAAAACAATTGACCGAGGGAGGAATGCAAAAAATAAGAGAAGTTTATACAGATTATAAAACCAAAGGATTAATTCCAAAAGACTTCCCTGAACTATCAGTTAACGAATTATTAAATAGATTAGAGCTTTTTGCTAAAAATCTTCAGAACTCTTGGACTAAGGCGGATGTTCTTAGTTTAACGGAATCGAAAAAATTCAAAGACGCGTTATTAATTTATAAGGGAGACATTTATGATAATCCAACATCATGGTTTAATGAATTTTGTGATCAAACAAAGGCAGTCAAATTAACCTCAGGAGAATTTGCATATCCTTTAAAACCTGTTGTGAAAGAAGGAACAACAAACACAGGTGCAAAAACACTACAAGCGGTTGATGCGGTTTTTGGAAAAAACCAAGCAAAAAATAAAAATCTTATAGTTCAAAATGATGTTGATTATCAAGATTTTGCTTTTGTTGCGGACATCAAATCTATAGATTATCAAGAAACATTCAAAGCCAGAACAAAATCTTCTGAGATATTGGAGGGACAAGCTCTTATTGATTATAGAAATCAAATAACGAGAGAGTTAGGATTTGCAACTAAAATATCGCTTGATGGTAATTCACAAGATCCTACCACGGTTACACTATATGTTTTCGAAGGGGCTAACAGATTTACGGGACTTATAGATAAAATGACGGATCATTTGAATTCTTTGAGTCAACTTGAAGAAGAAAGACTAACCGCATTATTAGCAGCAAGGCTTGAAGACAAAGCATCAGGAATTGGATTCAAACCCTCAATAAGAAATGTTATTACAGTGATAATGGCATCCGCGGAAGCATTCATTAGATTGTTAGACGATGTGCACAAGAAGGCTTGGGATAAAAGAGATGATCCAGATAGGAAGAAAGCGATATTAGTTTATCCATCATCAGACGCAAAAGATAATGTTCAAATTTCAGACAAAGAAAACTTGACACCAATTTATCCTTGGCCACAATTTTTTGTAAATGAGGGAGTTGGAAATGATGAAAAATTTGTTATTAAGTATCCGGGTGACAGAACAGTTTCAGATATTACCAAAGGGTATTTGTTTGAAAAGTGGCCTGAAATACAATTCGTTGAAGAATTTCTGAAGGGTTATACCGAAAAAGGACCACAAGTTAAAGATACAACAGAAAACGATAATGAGTCGAATCAAATTGATAGATTAACACTTAATGCTATTGAGTTCCCTCAATCAAATGTCCCATACTTTTCCAAAGAAGAGGTTAAATTTTTCTTTGAGATATGGGAAAGAACTTATTTGAATTCACACTATCAAAGATTCCAAAGAGGTGGTGATGTTAAAGAGATTTACAATACAATAGGAAGAAACGAGGCCGACAACATCAAACAAGCTTTGGGTGTATCGAGCCCATATTTGATTCAAAAGTTCAAAAACTATGGGTTTAATTTCCAAAACTATTTGGGTGTTTTATCTCACGTATCTAATCAGGGCACAGGACCATCAATCCAAAAGCTGATAAGAGATATATTCGCCACAGGATACATTCAAACAGAAGTGGAAAGTCCATTTGAGATTTATGATCAATCAATAATTTCATCATCAAGTCCTTTTATTGATAGAGGACTTACTAATGAAGATCTGACCAATCTGAATTCTTTAATCAAGAAAAACATTGAGCCTGATTTTTGTGATACATATCCATTCACAAGACAAGAATGGAATGACCTGAATTTACAAGATAGTAATCAAAGTAAACAAGGGTTATTTTATTTAACAAGAAATACTTTGTTCGTGAACGAGGAGAAAAAAGTAATCTCCAATTTCACACCAAACATGCCGAATACAACAATAAGACCAGTAACAAATTTTTCTTATAAGAATTTTTCACTCCCTATTGTCCCACAGAACGACCTTAAAACGTTTTATCAATCGAGAAAAGTATCACAGTATATTGTAACTGAAGGTACAGTGTTTGCTAATTTTGTAAGTCCTTTGAATCCATCGAATAGCTCTCTTCCTGCAATTCAAACAACCTCAATTCTTAATACACCATATTTTGTGAATGCATTACAAAATGGTGTTGATGATTGGAAAAACAAAAAAGAGTATCCATTTGTACAAGGTGCATATCTTTTGTTGAACTCTCTTCCATTGGCGACTTTAAGAGAAAAATATAAAACACAAAACGATAACACTCCATTAGATTATATTGCCAGTTCTTTGAAAAGATTTGGTGGAATACACAGAATGCCATATGCTTGGATTCTAAAGATAGGATCAATCTATCATAGATACAAAAGATTTGCGAATGATGGTGTCGATATATTGGATACTTGTTGGAAAGATTTTGACTATGTTAGAAATTTCGACCCAATTACAAATACAGTTACCAAAACATATTCATTGAGATTTGATGGTGTTGATACAAGTCAAATTTATTTACAAGGCGGTTATACTGCCACAACTCTACCTGTGGCTGGAGTTTCGTTACCTATTACAACAACAGAAGTACAAGGTGGTTTTTACCCGAAGTTAATTAATGATATGAGTTATTTTTTCAACGGATCAGAATGTTTTCAAACATATAGTGATGGTGAAATTCAATTATTCGTAGATTCAAACATGAAAGTTGCTAACGTTGAGGGTAGTTCAGTAAATATTGGATTTGTCTCAGGGAATAGTCCTTTGAACTATTTTAAAATGCAACCGTGGACCGCTTTGATGAAAAACACAACAAGTGAGGGATATTATACAATACCATCATTCGGTTCGGTATACAATCAAACACAACAAGCCATATTCGATAGTAATACAACTCAAGGATCTAATGTTGCAACCAAAGACATTTTAAATAATCAGTCGATGTATAATGGTACTGTTAGATGTTTTTGGGGGGTATCTAATTATGGGTATTTTGATAATTCATTAATTAGAAAGCCATCATACGATGAGTACATTACAATTGTTAATCCATCCGTGGAGGTTTCTCCAATGGATTTAGGTGTTACATATTCCAATATCGAGGAGATTTTTTCAGTCTTCAGTAAAGACCAATTAGATAAACTCGAACTCAAATTCTTAGAGTTTTCGAAGTCGGTGTATGACATGAAAGATAATGTTGGACCAGGAGAAACTAAAATAACTTTAAATGTAGATGTAAAAGATCCGAACAGGTATCTCAAGAACTTTCAACTAATGATGAGAGAGTGTTTTGAAATCAACGGACCGATTGCAAGACAAACAAATGCCGATTACGCTAAATCTGCGATATCACAACAATTCAGTAATATTGTTACGATAATGAATAATTTCATGGAATATGATATCGTAATGAAAATGGGTAACCCATCAAATTACGACAGAAGATTATTCGATAGTTTCTTACCTGATTATAATACAGGGTATAAATTTACTGACACAACAAATAGTGTTAGTAGTCCAACCCAAGTAGATTTTATTTTAGCCGATCCATTAAAGTTTAGTGCTTATGTACCAAACAGTTTACCAACACAAGGAGGAACCACAACATTAATTCAATCATTTTCTTCGAATGGTGATGCGTGGAAAGAATTACTTTTACAGTTAGGTCCTACAACTATAGATAAATTAGCATATTCGGATCAAGGGTCTTATATTACAGATTTCTTTGTAACTAATGATATTGAATTTACAAAAAATAACGTGAAGATTTGTGCACCTTTAATAAGAATATTTGCAACTCAAAAATTATCTGATGAGACTTTAACAAAAGTTCAATTCCAAAGTAAATTGAGGGAGTATTCTAATCAGATGATTTCATATCAAGAAAACGTTTTCAATAACTTGATGTTGTATTTGAGAAAAGACTTACCTGATATATCCTTCTTACCTGAAGGAAATATTAAAAGTGCTATTGATGGAAACTTGGTTAAAACACAAATGTGGGAAATGTTTAAGGCAATCAACGATAAGTGGATTGCTGGTAATAGTTACAACGAAGAAACACTATTACAAGATTTCCTTTTTGTTGATAGAGCTTCAAGAAACGTTGGTGATACTATATTCGTGGACATTTATTCATTGAAAAACAAATTGAGAAATTTGAATTTGAATGCGAGTGTGTTCACATTAATTGGAAGTATTTTGACTGAGAATCATTTCTCGGTGATGCCATTACCAGCATATGTTAATTTTTATAACATTCAAACGCCTGATGGAACATCAACACCAAAAACTGAGAACTCCGCTGATTTTGCGAACAACTTATGGGGTACATTCTTAAGTGTAGATTATAGAAATTCACAACCAAAAATGGTTTGTTTTTATTCTGAAAAACCATCAAATTATCCTGACTTAGGTCGAAACAAAGATTTCAGATATAAGAACGACGGGTTTGCGTGTAACAATTTAACGAATAATCCTTTGTTGGAGAACCAAACAAATAAAACAGATTGGTCTCAATCAAATAGATGTGTTGGATTCAATGTTGATATGGGAATTAGAAATCAGGGAGTGTTTTACTCTTTTAGTGTTTCACAGGATATCGGAACAGCAACCTCGGAAAGTTTGATAGCGACAAATAATTTAGCTAACCAAGCATCAGGTAAATACACCGCATCTCAAAACGTTTCTTTACTTAATATCTATAACGAAAGAAGTTATTCATGTAATGTTATTGCAATAGGAAACGCTATGATTCAACCTACGATGTATTTCTGTTTAAATCACGTTCCAATGTTCAATGGGGCATACTTGATTACTGAAGTTAATCATACAATAAGTCCTGGCCAATTCCAAACGTCATTTACAGGTGTTAGACAAAGAATATTCGCAAGTGAAAAACCGAACAATTATTTAATGAGTTTGAATCAAAACTTGTTACAAAAGTTACCATCAGAGTTGAGAGAAGCCCAAAGTAGCCCATCAACAGGTAAAGTTAATCAAACAAGTGCAACATCAAACGCAGCAGAAAATTCTTGTCAAGATTCTGTATTGGAAAACTATAGAAAAGGATATTTTGCAACTACTGCAGATAAAACCACACTGAGTTCAGAGGTAATGGCAAAGACCATTATTGATAATATACCACCATCAATTACAGACAATCAACAGAAGTATCAATTTGCAATGATAGTCTATGCATTTTCATTTGTATCCTCTGCGGATGACAAAGGAATGATGTTTGAAAAATTTGGTAATAACTATGCAAATATTGACCTTCAAGTTGATTGGGGTGATGTTGGAAAAAAATATTTTAAATCAGAGTTTTGTTGTGTTAATGTGGGTACCGACAAAGGACAAAAATCAAAACCGTTTGCGAAGTTTGAGACGATAGAAAAGTTTGTAAAGTTTATGTATGACAAATTATTCGTTGGAAGAGAATTCAATGGATCACAATTGGTTTCAAATACTATTGTACCTACTGCGGATGCAATGTACGAAAAATATAAAACTTTTTGGCCTGTTGTTCGTACTACCGAAAAAGAGAAAAAGGATTTCGAAACCAATCAAGGAAAAGAAGTTAAGGCGAAGATTGTTAATGCAATGAAATCCATAACTGAGGTTTTCCCAAGACTTGGTGTGAATCTTGCAACTAATGTAACAACAACTACAGCAACTACTCCTTCAGGTCAACAAGTGAACACCACAACTTCAACCACAACAACTACCCCTACTGGCCAACAAGTAAACCCTGCAATCACAAACAACGCGGATGACAGAACAATATTAAGTTCTGCAAACCCAAATTCATATACACTAAACGTATCAACACTATCAAATGGATTCTTGAAAGTCGAAGGTAACATTGGAGCATCACCTTTATCGAAAGAATACAAATTAAAAATATATTTGGTACCAACTCAAGGAACAGGTTCCGAGGTATCGATTGGAGAAACAAGTTTAACACCAAAAGCCTTCGGACAAAACAATGGATATTCATTTACAACGACAAAATCCTTAAGACGAGAGTGTGATATTGCTGCAGACCCTACGAGTAGATCGTTATTTTTTAGAGTTGTGGTTTCTGAATATTCTGAATACAAATACAATATGATGTATAAGGTTATGAATTATGATTGTCCGACAAGAAACCTTTTACCTGGTGATGTTGTTAGCGTTTCGACATATAATCAGATTGATCAAAACCCATGTCAAATTTGTTATCCGAGTGGAGGGCCGAATATTAGAATTAATGGGAAGGATTGTCTACCAAATACAAGACCACCAAGAGAGAACATTTTCAATACTACAACCGATAAAGATGCGAATGGTAAAATAACAAAAGTAACATTCACGGTAAAACCTGATGCTGGAATTTGGAAAATATT